CTTCGGCGTCGCTCCGTGCGACACCCGATGAACACAGAGTACCAGACCGACCGGCCGTGTCAACAAAAACGACACGTTATTTTACATAACGTGTCGATTATTGAGCAGACCCAGAAAACACGCGGTCTACAGCGAGAACGGAACTGGACCAAAGACGGTGTCGACCTCGCCGGTCGCCGTCAAATGTCGCGTCGTTGGGTCAAGCTCGAGCTCGAGCTTGACGATTCGGTTAACGCCCGGCACGGCGAGCAGAGTCGAGACGAACACCGCCCGAACGGTGTCGAGGTCGGGCGCCTTGCGCAATATCTGCTCGAGCCAAGGCACACCGAAGCTGAGGTCGTAAATCCACTCCCCTCGTTGCGTGTCGAGCGTAATTGCCGCGGCTTGCCCGACCTCTTCGGCCTCGTCGACGAGCTGCAAATCCCCGTCGGCCGAAAGCTCGAGGTCGTGCGAAGCGGTGCCGAGTAGCAAATCGCTCATTCTGCTTTGACCTTCGTCGAGGCGGTCGGCTTCGACCCGCCGCTCGTTGCCCAATTGGGAACCACGACCAGCCCAAGACCCGCGAGGAGCCCTTCGACCGTTGCCGCCCAAACGGCGAACCGTGCCCAATTGTCGTCATTGGTGATTGACAGGGCGACAGGGTTGACCGCTGCCGAAGAGCCGAGCTTGACTTGCGCCGCCGATAAAACCGCCGCCGTCGGGTCGTAGGCGGTCGCCGGCAAGGGTTGCACACGAGACGAAACGCCGGGGATTGCGACGACGTCCGAGAGGCTGAAACGCCTTGGCGTCGGCGCGCCCGCGGCTTCGCTGGCTTCCCACGGACCTAGGTCGACCTCGGCAGGGATGATGTAAACGACGTCGCCGGCGACGAGCGGAAAGGTGAGCGCCCCGCCGCCGCCTCGAGGCCACTGAACCGGCACGCCCCGAAGAGTCGGCGGGTCAACGAGCTCACCGTCGATGTACACCGAAAGCAGCGGGTCAACGTCGGCGAGTTGCGTCGCTGGGTTGTAGAGCACGACCCGAGCAGGTTGCGGCCCGCGTTGGTTCTCGAGGCGGCTCTTGATTGCGCGATCGAGAATATCTTCGAAGCGGGGTCCTTTCTTCATAGTGGCGACCCCTCGACGTGCGATTCCCAAACGAGCCCACTCGACTCGCCGACGTGGGTCACGCGGTCACAACGGTAGAAGCCCGAGACGGCCCTAGAAACGACTGAGACGATTCGCCCAGGTCGCAAGCCGGGGTTGAGCTTCGTCGACGCCTTGACGCCGCTCGAGATTCGTTCGGGTGCCCCTCGCATTCCGGTTGCCTGTGAGATAACGACCGCCGCGCCGGCTTGGGGCAACCGCGGGTCGTTGAGCTCGAGGATACCGTCTTGGATGGACCAAGTGCCGCCCATTGCGTCGACGAGCTCGTCGAGGGCGTCTCGAGCTCTCCCCATGAAAGCCCAGCCGGTCGGAAAGGTCTTCGGCATCAACGTCGGAGCGACGTAGCCGAGCACCAACCCAAGAGACAAGACGACGTCGAGCAGAATGATACTCGAGACAATTGGCCCGGGGTAGCTCGTCGCAACCTTACGGTCACGGTAGGCGATTCGGCCGTCGGCAGCCTCGAGGGTTGTAATTTGGTCGACGCCTTGCCTCGAGGTCGAGACCGAGCCTGGGTCGAGGTCGCCCACGAAGAGCAGGCTTGGGAAAGTCTCACCGGCGAGCAGCATAACGACGAGGTCAGGTTGCTCGAGCAGCGCGAGGCTTTGCGGGGCGAGGTTGAAGAGCTCGACCTTGCCTTTGTTCGGCGCCTTGTTTTTTCCACGGTCGACCTCGAACCTGACGTGCAACGGCGCACGCCACACAAAGCCCGGCAAGCCCATCGGACCGACGCGCACCTCGACCAACCTCGGTTGAATCAGTCCGGCCATAATCAGATCGGGTCAAAGACGAAGGTCGGAGCGTCGGGCGCCTTGCCCGTCAACTCGCTCTTCGGGATGTACGCCAACACGCAACGGTGCCCGAGGTCGGCTTGTGTGCAAGGCTCGCCCGAACTCGAGACGTCGATCACGACCAGTTGCCCGGGCAACTTGCGCCCCGTGTGCCGCCACGCGATTGGATAGTCGACGACGAGCTTTTGCCCCACGAAGAGCGCTTCGCCGTTGGCGTCGAAAAAGTCGAGGTACCAAGCCGCCGCGCGCGAATTCCAGTGGATTGTGTAACGGTACACCACCCCGTCGATTGTGATCGGGTCGACGACGTGAATCGGTTCAACAGTTGTAGGTTCGTGTGGAGGAAGCAGTTTCATTGGAACAAGCCCCCGAGAGTGTCGAGACCGGCGGCGCCCGCTTCGAACGGGCTACCACCGTCGGCGAGGGTTGCGGCGATGCTCGCTCCTTTGCCTTTCGCCGCCCCGTCGGCTTCTACCACTGCGCCCGCTCCACCTGGCGAAGCCACCGCGGCTTTGACCTTCGGGGCGAGCAGGTCGGGCGGAATCGTTGTGGTCTCGCCAACGAAGGTCTCGACGACCTGCGCCTCGACGGCAATCTCGAGCGCCTCACCGGTCTCGGGCGTTCGCTTCGCGTCGACCTTGGTCAAGACGGCGCTCGCCGACCACAGACCGGCGACGAGCTGCACGATTTGACGGGCGTTGGCAATTGCAATCACCTCGTCGAGGGCGTCGGCAACGCGTTGCATACTCGGCAACCCGAGCAACGGAGTCGCTGTGACAACCCCTGAAACGTTGTAGTTCCGGGGATTCTTTGCGACGAAGTCTGAAGCGTTGCCGCCGAGCTCGATTGCGTACTTCGTGACCTCGAGCTCGAGGCTTGTGCCCTCCTCGAGCTCGGCGTCGAAGGTGAAGAACCGCCCGCCAACTATGTCGAGGATATAGACCATTACCAAACCCCCGACAGGTCGCCCGCGGCGCCTCGCATCATTTCGCCGAACGCATCGAGGGCACCTTCGCGCACGGCAACTTGCATTGCGGGCGCGCTCATATCAGCCGACCCTGCCACGTTGACCGACAGGGCGCCGACGTTGATCGAAGGCGCAGTCGAACCGTTTTGCCCACCCTTTACGGCAAGTTGCGCCGACTCAACGAGCCCCGCGGCAAACGCGGGCGGACCTTCAGGCACGCCAGAATAGGCGAAGTCCACAACAGCCTTAGGCAAAGCGTCCTGAACGATAGAAGGCATCGCCTTGATAATTTCTCGAAGGCCGTCGATTGCGGCTTCAATTGACCCGAGAATCTCGTCACCAATGCCTGAAATGAAGTCGAGTAACGCCCCGAAGACCGAACGGACGGCTGCGTCAATCTTGTTGAAAGCCTTTTTGAACGGGGCGACGATAGCGTCGAAGATTGCGACGGCCTTATCCGCAACCTTGCTGAGGAACAAGACGAAGCCTGCCCAGAGCTCGACGAGCCACTCGCCAAGGACGAGAAAAGCGTCACCGATCTTTCCGGGTAACGCGACGATCCAATCAATTGCAGCGTTCCAGGCCTTCACAATCGAGCCGATTGCGTCGTAGGTCCATTCAACGGCGTCGAGGTACCATAAATAAAGCTGCGCCGCGGCAATACCGATCGCTTGCCCAATGACGGCAAGGCCGCCGACGAAGAGCTCAACGAACTTGACGACCCCGACGACGGCATACGCAATGCCAGTTGCAATTGCTGGCAAGGCTTTGAGCAGGCCAGGACCGACGACCTTCATCGCCTTGCCGATTTGTTGCCCGACTGTTTTGAGGGTCGAGCCGATCGCCTTGAGGCTCGAACGCAGCTCGTCGGCAGCGCCTGAGTCACCGAGGGCGCGCCCGATAAGCGAGTCCTTCCCTTGGGCAAAGGCGGCAAGGTCTTCGAGCAGGAGCAAAAGCAGGATGAACGCCGCGGGCAGGAGCATTGCCTTGACCGAAGCCCGAAGGCTCGCCGTGCCAAAAGCTTGCATTGCCGCCTTGGCTTTTTTAAGCCCGTCGACGACGGCCCAAAAGCCGTTCTGGTATTTCTTCGCGGCGAAGAGGGCGAGGGCGACGAGAGCGAGCTTTGCCGCCTTGCGCAACGTCTCGAGCACCTTGCGAGCGTGGTCACCCGCGGCAAACCAAGCCGTGGTGCGCTGAGCGACCGCGGTCAACGCCGGAATGAGCTGCAACGCCAGCCGATTGCGCAGACCAACGACGACACCTTTGAGCCGCCCCATCGCGTCGTCAAAATCTTCGGCGGCGGTGAGGTCTTCACGGCTTAGCACGAGGCCGAGACGTTCAGCTTCGTCACCCATTGCGGCGATACCTGCCGACCCCTCGTTTAGGAGTGGTACGAGCTTCGCGCCGCTCCTACCAAAAAGCTCCATGACAAGAGCCGACTTCTTCGTACCGTCGGGCATTGCCGCGAAGCGGTCGGCGAGCTCGGCGAGCAGAACGTCTTGCCCTTTGATGTTGCCGCTCGAGTCTTTGACCGCCACGCCGACCGACCGAAAGGCGTCGGCTTGTGTCTTACCACCCTCGGCGGCTTGGTACGCCTGCTTACCTAGCTTGCCTAGACTGCTTTGCAAGTCTTCAATCGTCGAGCCCGAGAGCTCAGCAGCGTGTTTCAGCCGTTGATAGCTCGTCGTTGTGATTCCCATTGCCGCCGCAGACTTAGCAGCGGCGTCGCCGGACTCGACGAAGTCGGTGATTAGACCGCGCACACCAACCTGAGCAAGAGCCCCTGCGAGCCCGACCTTGACGGCGGTCGCCATTGTGTTGATTGACGCCGACGCCTTGCGAGCTTCACGGGCGGCATACGCAAGGCGCTTCTTCGTTTCGCCGATCTTTTGGTTCGTGCTCTTGAGCTTCCCTTCATCGACCTTAAACCCAAAGCGGGTCATAATGTTTCGAAGGGTAGCCATTATGCGAGCAGTCCTTTGATTTGCAGAGCGAAGTGAGTCTCGAAGACGTCAACAACTGACCAATTTTCGGCAACTTCATTCGGGGCGAAACGCCCGACCGTTGTCACCGTCCAGAATTCCCAGCCTCGCCAAACGCCCTCGAGGGCGTTAGTCAATTCTCGGACTGCGGCGTCTCGAGCTGCGCTCCGTTCGTCGTCTTTCTCGACACTGCGAAAATGCCCTCGAGCCAGCCGAATCGCTTTCTCGTAGCTAGCGAAACGGCCCTCAAAAAAGGGGCGAAGTTGACCTCGATAACCCAAGCCGCCGCCTCAAACGACTCGAAGAGGTTGCCGTCGCCGAAAGACGCTTCGCGGCAAGGCTTGGCACTGAGCTTGTCCCAAACCGTCGACG